CCCCTCGCGTATTCCTGGTGACGCAGACGCGCCCAGCTGACAAAAAGAAATCGATCAGTTTGCGCTAGGTGTTCGCTAGGCTGACAGCGCGGACTACCCTGGGGTAATGCGGCGAACTGTTGCGTTATATATAGGGTGTCAGATATTTTTACCAAAAATAGAACAGGGCCCCTAGCGTTAACTAAGAGCCCTGCCTAATGGAACAACGAATGCAAAAGAAGCATTATGAGACCAACCGTCAGTCATCTGAAAGTGGACCGAAGTCGATCTCGAAGCAGTTCATACCAGAACCAAGGCTATCGTCAATAGTATTCTTTGCGACACTGACGAGTCCTTTAGCGGCAAAGTGATTATCAAAGATGATCTTGCAGCTGTGCTTAGAGTCAGCCACTAGGATCACATAGTTTTCAAAATGTTCTCCGAGGATAGCAGTGACGCTTTGTAAATCTTTGGCCATAGTTACTTAGAGTTAACTTAGAGTCTAACTATAGACTAACTTTAGTGTAATATTCAATATTGTTATTATCACTAATTACTGACTTTAGTTAACCTATAGTTACTATAGGGGGACATTTCTACCCTTGTCAATACTGTATTTCCCCCATCCATATAAAATCATCGGTTTTTTGTTCTTACATTAGTTAATATCGCTTATTGTTTTACCTATAGTCCTACAATATAGGCGGTACGAATTACCAAGTGAGAATATTGGCGCCCCCTCGCCGGACCTTAAAGTAAGCCTCGGCGTGTTTCTGGAGCTCTTTCTTTATATCCTCCTCCTTTCGCTCTAGGATGCGTTCTGACGCGTCTTGGGCCATTTGCTGACTCCAGTAACCAACAGCCATCGAAAGCGCGTCTAAGCGGTCGTCATGGGTCACAGCGCCGCGATCTCGTGTTATGCGTGTTAGCTGGTAGATCAACTGGTATTTTAGAGCGTGGTCTTTAGGATACACCTGGCTAGTCTCGTAGTCGTTCTGGATGACCTTAGGATCAACCACCAGCTTATGCCCAGTCATCACTGGCTCTAGTGTATCGATTATACGTTTTTCTTTCTGTGTGCTGTGTCTCACCTCTTCGATTGTGCAAGCGTGGACTTTGCGCAACACAGGTTTAAGCAATTCGACAAACATGCCGTCACCGAAGTTAGACTCAACGACGATCTCGTTGACCTTGTGTTCTTTGGCGGTCATAGAGAGAAACTTGAGTGTTTCCTCTGAGTATCCTCCCTGGACTCCACCAGCCGCTGTGACATAAAGATACCCGTTTAACATTTTGACTACCGCGTAGCCTGTCTCGTCTTTACCTCGTCCTGACGGGTCGATAGACATAACGGTCCCTGTGTATTCTATGTGTTTACCCAGGGTCTTCATAGGCCTGTAGAACCTATCGCCAGTCATGCCGACATTAGGGATCGATCCGTCCCACTCTAGGTCCGGGTCTTTGGCCCACACTAGTCGTTCTGGGGCAAGCTCAGTGTCCAACGACATCACAATCAGATCTGAGATCTTGAGTGGATACTTTTCGACATCACTGAGGTTCGAATCGAGCATAAACTGTAAGGCGTAGCCTGCAGAACCATAGGATACTTTACGTTCTGCAAGATCCACATCAGAGAACCGGAGTGGCTCTGTTGACTTTCCTTTATTATCAATATTAATACAACACTCAGCGATGTGCCCATCGTATCGCTTCATGTTCTGGTCTGGGGTGACATACTGCGCAGGCCAGACGCGGGTCTGGTAGCCACGCTCGGTTAGCTGTCGGTATATCGTGTCTTCGCACTGTGGTGTTCCTAGAAAGATTACCTTGGAGTCGTCGAGGGGCTTAATGATCGCATCGAACTCTTTGACTTGTTCTCCGAGCTTGTCTCGCATCATCTGGGTCGCCGAGTTATTCGGCACCTCGACGTCATCGGCTACGATAATGTCAGCACGAGACCCGGTCAGTTGAGATGTGATACCCAGGGACTTAACGGACGGGGCGTGTGACGCTGGGGCTGGCCCGACGTCAAACGAGATCTTGGAGAATCGTTGTTTGTCCTGGGGTATAAGATGCTTAAGGAGTGGCATCTCATGGATAAGCCTAAGAGTAAAAGTTGAGAAGTCATCTGCTCTAGTCTTTGAAGCAGAGACAACAAGTATGTTCTTTGAGGGATCGAGGAGCAACTGGTGGACAACATAAGCAGAGCAAATCCAGCTTTTACCGACGCCTCGAAAGCCTTGGATAACTGCTCGTTTATCTCCGTGCTGCATGTAATCCGCGATTTCATATTGTATTTGAGTTGGTTCAGGTAGGTTAAGTTGTTTCCACACTAGGTAGAGAAAGTTCCTGAAGTCTTTGAGTTGCCTTAGGTCAGCCATTTCGTGATCTGTTTTGGCTTTTCTTTTGGAGCCGTAGGTTAGACGCAGCGTTGTTCCTTGGGTTTCGGTCTTTGTGATCGACGTCGCGCCCTTTGATTTTGCTGAGCCCCAGCTTGCGCGCCATGAGTCTCCGTGCGGCATTGCGTCCGGCTCGGCGTTTCTTTTGGTTCGGCTTAGCGTGGTAGTTAGCGTATTCGCTCTTGTAGTTTCTACTCATTGGACGCCATGTTTACAATTCGGTCTACGTTATCGTCGTGGAACGGCAAGGCGTTGACTAGTTCGTGGAGTGGTGAGCTTTCGGTGGCCACAGCGGACACGTTGTTGTCCTTGAGGAACTGTCTGACCGTCGATAGGTCAGCCGTGGATGCCTCTCCTGATTTGACCCTGAGTAAAAACTCTTCGATCAATAGGTCCTGGAGTTCATATAGTTTATCTGAGCGGTCCATGTTACTTTAGTTCCTTTCTTATTTTTATTATTAAATATGTAAGCGTGGTGACCCCGACGCAAATAGCGATCGAGGTGTTAACACTTTCAAGGGTGATGGCCCCGAGGAGCCCTGTTACGCCAACTAGTGACGGTGCATACGTTGAGTTCATTATTGTCTAGCGGCTCGTGCTTTCTGTATCGCTTCAATCTCACGCATGCGGAGCTCTGGGTTTTCTTGGAGCATCTTTGATTTCGCTACGCCCCTGTAAGCCCTGATCATGCGACGCAGCGCAACAACTTTAGGGCTGTCGCTTCCTGTTTCGTCTTTGAGATCTTCTCCAGACAACGCTGCGTATTCCTTGCTCTTAAACATACGCTCTAAGCTTTGACGTAGTGTCCGACCTCGGATCGTTGAGGTCCCGACGAGCTCTAAGAACCTATCGTAAGCCTGTTGGCCAGTCTCTGGGTTATAATATTCTTTCATATCTAACTCTTCAACGCCAGGCCTCAAGAAACGCGAAGGTTGTCTGAAGCCAGACCTAAGGTTAGAAATCTCGTATTCAACTGCGTTCTTCGGATCTTCTTTGATGTATAATGGATTAATAACACCAGCGACACCCCCGCTACTAGGGACCGTCATAACTTCACCGAGAACATTACGCCTCGGAGGTAAGTTACCCCCAGCAGGTGTTCTTTTGATCATACGGTCAATGATACCACGGGCTTCACGCAGTGGTCTGTCTTCTTCGTAGTTAAGTGACTGGTTGATCACGTTAGGCACAAAGCCTCCAGCGATGCTACCGAGAAACTTCTCTGCGTCGCGCACTGGGTCTTTGAACTTCAAGAAATCAAAGAGGTTATCAAGCCCCTGAACATAAGACTTAGACGTTATGTTGTTTGAGAACGCAAGGGCCGCAACGCTAAAGACTTTCTCAAGGTCCCCGTCGTCGAGTTCATTGTATGTCTGTGCTTCGTTGATGTCAGCGACAACGCCGAGCATCGTAGCGATCGGATCGAGCCTGTTGTAGCTTACCCACTTGTCCCCGACTTTAATGGAATACTGTTGGTTGTTCATCTCCCAGGACTCTCGTTGCTCTTTGTTCTTAGGGCCATAGCCTGTGATGAGCCCTTGGCCTTTACCGCTCTGTAAGAAATACAGCAAGGCAGCCGTGGTGGTCACTGAGGTAGCAAGTCGTCCTCGTGTCTCGGCCCGCACTGTAGCGTCAGGGCTCATAAGCTTGGCCCTAAAGTCTTTACTTAGGACCTGCAGAGATCCAAAGGGAGACCGAGAGATACCGTAGGTCAACAGGTTCGTCGGTGTGCGCACAAACGGAATCACAAACTTAAGCGTTGGGTGTTTCTGCGTTAACATAGACAACATGTTTGACACGCTGTTCTGTGAGTCCTGCGTGTGCGTGTTGATTTTCGCCATCTGCTCTGCCTTAGCAGTCAAGACGCCCCGGTCTTTGAAGCTGAGCTCTGTGCCATCAGGTAAAACAAAAGGCTGCTGGGTAGACTTAGCGACTTCCTTTTCGATAAAGTTCTGTCGTTCTTCAAACTTTAGATCCATCTCGTCAGCTTTGAGCTCTGCGTCTCGCCTAATGCCTGCCTCATTGAAGATCCTTCCGGTCTCAGTGGTGTAACCTTGGACTCTATCTGCAACATACTTAGATAGGTTTTTGCCCCTGAGTCCTTTCTGGATTGCTTCGGCTGCTAACTCTTGTTGAACGTAAGCTCGGTAGTTGAACGCCTTGAAAAACTCATCGCCAGCCACGAGTCCCCTCGATGGTAGTCGCACTACTTCCCCCAAGAAGTTAAAGGTGCTTGATATAGCATTATCACCCCCTGGAGGAGAATAACTAATAGCTTTACGCGCGCTCGCTCTGTCGTCAAATAGCCTTGCCTCGGGGATCGAGATGGCCTCTCCGTTCTTTAGGGCTCGTGCTGACAACTTGAAAGCATCGGCGACGGCTTGCATACTAAACGAATACTGTAGGGTAGCACGGGTGAGCGCAAAGTTACCTGACAACGCGCTGCCTAGGGTTCTCTCGACGGTCCCTACGGCATAAGTTACCGCAGAGCCTATCAAGTTAACTAGTTGTGTAGTAGGACCTGAGAGCAGTGAATTCATCCAGTATTCTTGCACCATGTTCATCATGTTGCTGCCTAGTCCGCCCTTAGCGATCTTATTGAGTCCGTGCTCTATGTCGTCTCCGGTCTTAGCGTTGACCACGAGGTCCAAGAGTTTCTCGTCGCTCATGCTACCCAGGCGCTGATCGCGGAACTTAGCGATGTCCTGTGGGGTCAGCTTGTCAGGCAGTGGGTCGATCTTCTTGCCTTTGATCTGTTTATACATGTATTTACGCTGGAGCATTCCTAGTGAAGCAGTGCGTCCAAACTGTGCAAACAGGTTCTGTGAGGCATTAGTAAGATTAAGGTGGAAGAGCATCTCAGTAAACTTCTCCTCGTAGGCGTCGGTTCCTTTGGTTAACCCTCGGACTTCAACGGCAAGGTCATGGGCTTTGCGTGCTAATGTATTATTTAAATATTTAATAGCCATCTGGTCCTTGTTGAACTGATCGGCGTATTGATCTCCGCGTGCCTTTAGCTTTTTATACTCAGCCTCAATAGAGTTCTTATTGCCCCCAAGCGCATCCGAGAGATCCATTGACTCTTGGAGAATATCTTTCTCAGTTGTCTTTTTGAGCGTTCCCTTTTCGATAGCCTCAAGCGTCTGGTTGGTAGACAATGCACGAACAAGAGGCAATAAGTCACTTTCAGACGACACGAGCCTTATGTTACTCATCAGCGCTTGCTTACCGCCTACGCTTATGTCTTGGGCTAGTGCTCTGTTAAGCTTTGTTGCTTTTGCTTCGGCCTCTGGGTTTAATTTCTGTCCGTCTCTGAGTGGCGTATTAGCAAAGCCAAGTGATTTCTCTGAGTCAGCGTCGAGCCTAAATTGAAACTCTTGTTGCTCTAAGCCTTCAAAGCCGCTAGGTTCGTCAGGCTCGTCTTTGATTTTCTCTGCTTCAATATCAGGCTCTTCTCCTTTGGCTTTACTTTCTGGACGTGGCGCCTTAGGGGCTTCTACTTCGTTTGCACCAAACAACTCGTCTTGTGTCATGTCAGATTTTGACATCGCTTCTGCAGTGGCTTCCTCAGGGTCCATCCCTTCGGCCACTAGTCTCCCTCTATTTTTTATTAATTTAACACTCTTAAGGAACGGGACTAACAGAGCCGTAGCGCCGATCTCAAGGAACATCCCTTCCAAAACGTTCTTGAAGCGTCCTTCAATTTCATCTTCGTCCCCGGTAGCCTTAAGATACTCAGTGACCGGATTCTGGAACATCTCGTATTGATACAAGAAGTTACTCAATCGTTCTTCTTGTCCGTTGAACGCCAGGAAGTCGGCGCCTGCACCAGCCGCGTAGTTCTTAACGAACGTGGCTTTCTTGGATGTCTTATTGATCGCTGCCATTTGTTTTGCAGGGATCTGGTTTCCACGTTTCAGCAGTTGTTTCGCTACGTCACCGCCAAACATCTTTCTAGCTTTAACAACCTGACCTGCTTTACCTAACGCGCCTGCAACAGGAATAAACCCAGTGATAAACTGAGAGATACCCTCTACAATACCACCGGCCATCGTTGAGGACCGACCAAGAGCACGTTGGTCGTAGTCTGGGAGAATATCTCCGGTAGCAAAGTCTAAGAAGTTGTATACCCCTTGTACTGCTCCCTCGGCCCCTCTGAACGGGGCTTTAACAATATCGAGGAACAAGTCGTCTTCTTCTTCGTTTGGAGGCATTAAGCTGTCTTCTATGGCCATAAGTGTGTTACGTTGTGTTTAATATTATTTAATTTATTCGAGGTAGAAGCCCGGTGCCTTTTAACGCCCCGTCATCTGACAGGTTGTCGTCTGCGTCTACAGGTTCTGAATCTCTAGGCTCAACAGCCGGGATATATGATATTCCGTTCGTGTTAAGAAGAAGTTCATAATCTTCCATTTCCTCCCTTTTTAAGTCTTTACCAAGCGGAATATCAAAGCGGAATTCTGGTGCTGTTTTAAACATCTCACCCGTATCGTGGACAATAGCCCTTACGTTATTGAATGTCTTTTTCTCGCCAGTCTTAGGATCTTTATAAGGAAGAGCAGGTATAACATATTCTTTATTATAGAAAGCTGGATTCCCTGCGAGTGTTATGTAATCATGCTTACCCTCAGCATACTCTTGAACGGTTCGAACTAAAAACTTCCCATCAGGCCCTGGACGTGACGACGGGTATCCGCCTTCCATCTTATCGCCTCCTTTTTGAGGTGAGTAGATCGAAATGTTACCTTTAGTTCCTGTTACTTTAGCTTCTACTGTAGGATCAGTCTTTATAGGTTCATCGAGATTCAACTCTAGTTGTTCTTGTTTAAACTTAGGTCCTTTAGGAATCGGAGGTAGCTCACGTTTAGGTTTAGCTTCCTGTTTAATTTCAGGTTCTTTAGGGGCCTCTTTAGGAGTCACTTTGGCTTCTGGGACAGGTTTACGAACACCGCTGCGGTAATCCCGGTAGTCTTTTTGGCGCTGCTTTAAGATTTCAGGTGAAACATCAAGTAGCTTAGCGATCTCAGCGCTCTGCTCGTCCGTCATGTCTTTTAGAAGCGCAGAGGCCTTAAATCCACCTTTAGGTATGCGAGTTGCTCCTTCAAACTCTCCAAGTAACTCGTTTCTAAAGAAGCTCTTAGGGTCTTTTATTATAGCGCCTTCAGGGAGATACCCTGGTTCACCTTCTCGGCCACTAAGTGCTTTCTTGACTTCTTCAGGCGTGTATCCTTTGAATAATCTCCTTGCTCTAAACACGTCGTTACTAAGCTCTTCATACTTCTGAACAAACACGGGCTTGTTTGGAACTGCACGTCTTCCTCTCCCCAGCACCCTGTCTTTGGCTTTCCTTAACTCTCCCTTGATAACTGGTTGTGCTTCATCGTATAACGCTTCAACATCTTCAAGTATTATTTTAGTTTCTTCAGGTGTATTAGGGTTGTATCGAAGCGTATGTTCAAGGCTATCATATAGCTTCGGCATATTAACGACGGTTTCAGCTTCGGCTCCAAAGAATTCGCCAATAGCGACGCCTAGTCCTCCTAGTTCTTGCTGGAGCTCAATTCCAGATCCTTGTAATCTTTTAGCGACGCGTGGACGCGCTCCTCTTCTTGTGCGGATTGTCCCAGAACCGACGCGGAGCATTTCCTTTGACTTTTCTTTTAAACCTTTTTCTGCTGCTATCTTGTCAAGTCTCGCCGTCTCTTCGTCTTTTACCTTAGTTTCTTCTTCGGTCTTTTTGACTGCGCTTGCAAGAAGATCGTCTACGTCTTCCTTAGCTGACTCCATGATAAGACCCATTCGGCTCGTCATGTGTTCGGAGATAATAGTATTACGCTTTCTTTCAATATTTTCACCATCCTTAATCGTGTAGACCTTATCACCTAGAGTTATTTCTTCTCCAGGATCTAAGCGCGCCACTAGTTCCATTGCTTCAGCACGATCGTTAAGAAATTGTTGGTTCTTTTCACTTAGGATTTTCTGCAACTCGGGTCCTAGCGCAAAAGTAGCAAAGTCATCCCCAGTCCGCGGATCGGCGGTTTTATCTGCCTGAATCGTCTTTCCAATAAGAGCTTCACTTACATCCACCCCTTTATACGTCTCCCCTTCTAAATCAAATTCAACATAACCAACAAGTAGCCTTCTTGTTTGACTGAGCATAGCCTGTGGAGACGCGTTGCTTCTTCCAGACTCTGCTTCTAAGTTATCGATGATGTCACTTTCTTCTCTGAACCCATCGTTAACGCCTTGTTCAAGTGCCTTGAGGTATCCTTTTCTCTCGTAATCGCTTACGTCTAGGTTTTCAATCCGTCGTTCCTCTTCCTTTATGTCCTCAAATACTTTCGTAGAGTTTTCCGTATGTCCGCTCTTAGACGCCGCTTTGTATTTATCTTCGTATTCTATCGTTTTTTCCCTTATCCTTACATTTGCGGCTTTACGCTCTTTCTCAACAACAGCTTCACGCATCTCTTCAAGGTCATCAAGTTTCATTTCGTAAAAGCTTTCGCCTAAGGGTGTCCCTGATGAATCGAGGCGTGTGGTTCCGATCGTTACACCTGCGTCTCTCATGTTCTCTAGGAACGCAATGCCGTCGTCGAGCTCGTCCTCACTACTGTCAAAGTTAAGGATACCAAGGGTAGCATCGATGACCTTTATCTGTTCTGAGCGGGACAGACTGCTACTAGACGCTTCCCAGTGGCTCTTAAGTCTCTCTAAATCTCTGTCCTCTGAGCCGTGCATACGGGCCAGTGAGCTCGCTAAGTTCGGCATGAGCACTTCTTGTTTATGCTCTTCGGCCATAGCTGAAGGTAACGTCTGTTTTAATTTATTAATATTAACAGAGGCTTCCTGTAAGAACCCAGTGCGCATAATAGCGTTTGCACTGAGAGTCGGGTCGTTCGTTAGGTAGTCGTCGGTGATCTCATTGATCGCGTTGCTTATCTGATTGTAACTCGGCTTGTCTCCGTTTTCTTTAAGAAACTTAGTCTTGAACTCTTCGATACGCTCAGTGAGCACTGCGTTAAACTCCACGTTCTTCTCAGCGCCCAACAACATCTTGGCGCGGTAGGTTGCCACAGGGTTAAGCTCGTAGTCGGACCTAAAGGCCTTAGAGAGGTTCACTTCGGCTTCTGGGCGTGCCAACAGTCTCTCTTTTTCGGCAGGGTCCATGCTCGAGATTTGCTGCTGGACATCTAAGATTTGTCTTTCGTTCTCTGCGATCTGGGCGTCACCGTATTTCGCGATGATCGGGTTGACTTTACCTAAGGCATCTGCGAGGCGTCCTAGCGTCGTCTGTTCGGCCTTGGGTGTCCGCTGGACCGCCACCGAATACTGTCCTGCCTGGAGTTCACGCGAGGTAACACTAGGCAACGATAAGTTAAAATCGACCTGCTGACGGCGTTGTTGTTGGAGAAGTTCTTGTGGTGTCATCTATTGTGTTCCAGTTTTCTGTTTTCCGATTGTAAGCTGACGGCCTTTTGCCGTTGAGTAAGCGTCGAGGCTTCCAAGTGCCGACGTTAAGGCTGTCCCTAAGAAGTCTGGTTGGTCAATCGGTCTATTAATATTAATATAATTCTGTTGAGTCTGGAGCCCCAGGTCACGGGCTTTAAGTTCATACGACTGGTCAGCCAGGGTCTGACGTTGTTCAAAGGCAAAACTGTGCTCAGCTACTTGTCTCTCTAGGTCTCTCATCTCGGCCAAGTAGCTCGCAGACTCAGTGCTGATACCTGCGGCACCTGCGGCCACTTGTTTTCTCGCCATGGCCTCCATGCTCGCCCTGTTTGCCTGTTGGACCTCTTGGGCTACCCTGAGTGCATCAGCGGCTTGTTGTTGCCGTGTCGCCGAGATCTGCGCCATGTATCGTGCGTTCTCAGCGATCGACGCTCGTTTCTGTGCTTCGGCTTGCATACGGGCTTGTTGGGCCTGTGCGCCGAAACTCAGCATACCCTGGGCTATCGGACCGAGTATAGACATAGTGCCTGTGGCAGCTGCTAGGGTTCCTCCCGCTGCGGCAGTTCCTGTAGTCCCGAGTAGGGCTGCTCCGAGCGGAGCTAATGCTGGTAAACACATAGTAGTTTATTTAGTTGTAATAATAAATTCGTAAAAAGCCTGAGACGAGATCTCTACTTCGCGTAGAAACTTAGCGCCACAGAACTTGAGCCAACGTATGGCCATCTTGTTGTCTTTGAGCACCACATTAGAGGTGACCCCAAAGGGCTTAGAGATATATTGCACCCAGTCACGCGATGCTCTTATGAAGTGCCTACGGTGCTTAGTGACATCCGGGGTGCCAAGCATCCAGATATACCCACCGTTCTCAGTAGGCCCTGAGCCGAACATAGCGAACGGCTTCTTGTCTCCATCGAGCGCCGTGTAAGTTGACCTGTCGGTCGTTAAGGCTAACATTAAGGCTTTCTTTGGCGTGCTGCCTAGGAGTGTGCACTCTAGGGCATCGTGGGGCCTCAGGTTATCTTTGAGCTCATGGACATGGTGTATCGTCGCCTGGACGATCGAACAGTCTCCGTAAGTCCTACTAGGCTCCATATCGACTTGACCGTGTGTGCACAAAGGTTTCGAACTCAGCGGACTGGAAGTTACTAGGCTTAGCCCCATCGTTT